GTAAGGACCAGCACGTCTTACAGTAGCATTTTCATTACCTGTTAACCATTGAGCAATCATATCTTGTAATGGATAGAGTGCAGCAATAGCTACAGCAATAGCAGCAGCTGTATCCATACCATGTAAAAAGTCTTTTAAACCTGCTTGTCCATGTCTGATAGCTGCAATATCTGCTGCAGTATTCTTTAATGAGTTAACTAAACCATAGTGGTATCTACTAAAGACAGTAACATTAGGATTTTGTAAGACTTCAGATAAAGCTCTAGAACCCATGACTTTATGAGGTATACGATAGCTAGGCATGTGTCGTTCTACACTTTTAATAGCTTCTGCTCTAGTTAATCCTTCATACATCATCTTTTCATTGATCAGTTGCATATACATCATGTCACGAACTGTCCACATAGCTATATTAGCTTTTTTAGATATAGCTTCATATAACTGAATAGGCTTCATAGCCATACGTTTAGCTAAACTTTGGAACTCTGGAGTTTGTGAAAACTCTCTATTAGCTTTAGCAAACATCTCCTCAGCAAATGCATTGTTTCTTACTCTAGCAGATAGTAATGAACCACCAAGTCTTAAAGTTTCTCTAAACTCAGCATCTTGAGTAATAACAGATTTAAGAGCAGGCATACCTGTTTTAGCAAATCTATAGATACCTGCTGGTGTTACCCAACCTGATAGACCACGAGCATTAAATAAATGCCAACCCTCATTCATCATGTGAGGTAAAGGGTTAAGCATCATGTTTTTAATTAAAGCACCACTTAAATAAGTAAGTGCATTCATATCATTTACTTTAGCAAAATCTTCTATAATAGATGCAATGTCATCTTTAAAAACATAACCATCAAATTGAGGAACTCTATCTAAATATTTAGGACGTCTAAATCCTTCAGGTATAGATTTACCTTCTGTTTTAAATGCATTTTCTTTAAACCAAGAAGAATCTTTAATATCTTCTAAGAATTTATTAGCTCTAATAAAGTTACGTAATTCTGTTAAACGTTGATATACTACTCCTTGGAAATCTTTTTCATAAGTAAAAGGAGTATTAAGTTCAATTTCAGGTTCATAAGCTTCTTTTATAAAAGCATTTTTAACTGTTTCACCAGGCCTAAATACACCTACCTCACTCATTTTAGCAAAAGGTACAGCTTTACCATTTACCCATTGGTATACAGAACCATCAGAACCTTGTTGTAAAATGATACGTTTACCATTAGGAAGTTCACCAGCAAATACAGAACGAGCCATAGCAGCTCCAGGTTTCCTAGCTATATTAGGATTAAACCCACCAAATTCACCACCACTAATTATATTTAAAGCTTTTTCAAATTTATCTCCTTGTTTAGGGATAAAGATACGTGGAACATTTTCACCTGTTACAGTAGATTCTAAATCAGTAGGTATTGTCCATCCTTTTTGTTGGGCATATTTAATTAAACGTTTACGTTCCATTAATTCTTGATTAGCATACTTCTTAAACAATTCTAATTCATTAGGATCAAGTTCAGCCCTACCTTCGGCATAAGCTCTCCATCTTTGTCTCATAGCAGTATCAACACCCGCTTTAGTAGCAGCTTCATGTCTTGCTCTAGCAATAATCATATCTCTTTCTCCACCTTTATCTAAAGCAAAGAAAGCATCTGCTAACCATGTTTCATTCTCGGCTGCATTTTTAGGTATTTTAGGAACTTCTACATCTGGTTGTGAGACATAAGGATCTTCTTTAACAGCATGATAAGCTTGTCTATTAATGTAATGTTCATAGTCTTTACGAAGTTGTTCTTCTGTAAACACACCTGATTTATCCTGTGCAAATAAATCACCTTGTGGGTCTTGCATTTGTTTCCATTCTTCAAATGATAGACGAGTATGTTCATCTTCATGTTTAAGAATGAACTGTGCATATTCATAAGGAGTCTTAAATGCATTTTCATCTAAGCCAGCTTTAACCCATGGCTTATCTTCAAAACGATTAAGGGCTTCATCTAAGTCCATAATGATTTCTTTAGATGAACCATCTTCATTACGATAGTGACGAGCTATAACAGGTTTACCATCTTTCTGTACAGCTTGATTGCCTTCAGCATCTACAATCTTAGCTACTTTAATAGGTATACCAGTCTCTGTTGTTTCAGGTACAGCCCATTTAGATGTCCACTCATTAGCTCCTACTTCTTCTGTAGATTGACGAGTCTTAGCAAATTCATCTAATGATCTATTAAATCTAGGAACAATGTTACCAACAGTATTACCTACTACTTCATTTACCTTCTTCGTATAGGCAGTAGGTTTAGCAGCTACAGCTGTAAAGCCAGCAGCTTCTATGATACGTTGTGCATTAAGATCTTCACCAGCTAATTTTTCATTACCAGCTTCAAATAAACCACCTGCAGTACCCATACCAATACGTTGCATTGCAGGTGTAATCTTTTTACCACCTTCTAATACAATATCTTTTAGAGCACCTGGTCTAAATAGAACTAGGTTACCTGATAGTTGACCTGCAAAAGATGTTTCAGGATTAGCTTCTATTTCTTTTTGTCTTGTTTGAGGATCATAACCAATGACTTCTTTTACAGAGTCTGGTAGTTTATCAAAAGCATATTCAACAGCTTTAGCACCACCAAGGAATCCTCCAACACCACCTACAACTCCTCCTACTAGACCACCTACTGGTCCACCTACAGCAGTGCCAGCGGTCGCGCCAAGTTCAGCGCCCAAAGCCATTGCTGGAGTAGCAGCGATACCAACAGCAGCGCTACCCCCAGCCGCTTTACTAAAGGAACGAGCTGCACTAATATCACTTTCAGACTTAGCAGGAACGTCGTTAAGATAGGGATTTGAAGGAGGCCTGGCTAACCCTTTCAAGTAAGGATTCTCAGGCTCAGGCTCTGGTGTTTTAACATCAGTAGCTTTGAATGAACCCTCAAGATAAGGGTTTTTAGAAGGAGCAGTATCAAAGTTTTCTTCTATCCAAGTACTAGAACGTTTAGGTTGATTGTACTTACTAGAAGGTAAACTTGCCCATACACCACCTAACTTTGCGTTAGCGGCTTGATAGTTTCCTTTTTTAACATCTTCAAGAGCATCATTGTCTTTAATAAGTTCTAAAGCAATCTTGTCTTGAGATTCAGGAGAGAAGTCAGTAATACCAAGTTTCTTGGCATATCTGTCATATGTTGTTTTAGTAATCTGATAACGACCAGCAGCAGTACTAGGACCTTCTTTAGTAGTTACTCCTACTACACCAGGATGTTTACTATAGTCGTCAAAGGTACTACCACCTACAATAGTATTATAGTCAGCTTTCTCAGCTTTACTTAAATTGGAAAGATACCCTTGAATATTAGCATCTTCTTGTGTTCTACCATAAGAAGAAGGTTTTGAAGGCGAATAACTTTCTATACCACTAAGGTAAGGATTAGAATCCATCGTTACTCCTTATTATTTTTTAGTGCTAGCTTTATTCGGATTTAACTTAATATAATCTTCAAACTTAGCATCTGGATGAAGTTTAGACCAGTTAGCTTTAATCTGTTCTAATGCTTCAGGACGTTGGTTAATAGCTTGTACAGCTAAATTAATATCTTGCTGACTTGGTTTACCAACGGTATCTTCTTTAACTTCTTTTGAAGTAGTAGAAGCTTCTTCTTTAGAGCCACCTTTAGGGACTGGCATTTCTTTAAGCTTAGCTTCATAACCTTTGATTTCTTCATCAATCTTTTTACGTTGACCATCAAGTGCATTTAAATCCTCCTGTAATGCAGTAACTTCAGCTATACGAGCTTCTTTAGTTAGCTTGTTACCATACTTGTCTGTTAAGATAGTACCACTTCTTAGACCATTAATTCTAAAGTTAATGTCATCAGACTTAGCTTCAATGTCTGAACGATCTCTATTAGCAGCACTAATAATTGTACTAAGTTTACCCTTCATAGCATTGAACTCTCTAAGTTCCATACTCTTGTCAAAACGTAATTGTACAGCTTCTTGATTACGTGCTTGTGCTTGTAAACGTTTATTACCTAGATCTTCTCTAATTCTATTAGACTCTTCAGCACGTCTATTACGTCCTGATTCTTTTAGATATTCAAGTTCTAGTTTAAGTTTATTAGCACCAGAGATAGCAGAGTCAGCATATTGTTGAGCTACTTGTTCTCTTAACTCTGGAGGAATTCTCATTAAATCATCAACAGGAATACCAGCAGCATTAAGTTGCATTAATGCCGTACCCCAAGCTGCATCTTTATTTTGAGGATCAGCATCAATATAACCTTGTGCAATCTGACCAGTAACTTCAAGAACTTTCTTAGCAGAATCCATACGTCGTTCTTGAGCTATTGTACGAGTATTCTCTAAGTCTTGTGCAACCTTAAGTTGTTTTTGATATTGAAGTAAAAGACCATTTTGTTTAAATAGTTCAGCTGTTTTATAAGCAGCATTAACTTGATCATTAATTTTAATAAAGTCTTGAGTAGCTACTTTAGCTTGTTGAATAGGTGTCTTAACAACTGGTTGTGTTTCAACAGTAGGTTCTGCTGTTTTACCTGGATAACTTTCCATAGTAGCAGGTTTAGTTTCATCCATTACAGGTTCTTTAGCACGTTCTTCTGTAGCTGCTCCTGTCATAAATGAAGGCATAGGTGTACCATCAGCAGACTTAGTACCTTGGAGTGACATAGCACCTTCAGGCATTACTGCTGGACGACCATCAAATCCTGTACCAGTAGTATAACCACCAGGTATAGCAGGAGGCATTTGACTTGTTTTTGTTTTAGTTAAGTCATCAATAGCTTGCTTTTTAATAATGTCTTTAGCAGTTTTAAGTTCATCTAATTCAATCTGAGCTTCTTCTGTTTTTAGAACATCCATCTTTTCCCTAGCCATTTTAGCTTGAACTTCGCTAAAACTAGGAATACCATGATACATTGGAATACTAGCCATATTTTATCCTTTATCCAAAAAAGCTACCAATTGATGTACCAAGGCCAATAACACCTTGTAACAATTGTTCTTGTCTATTTCTTTCTGCAAGAGATTGATCGTAAGAAGCAGTTCTAAATGCATTAGCACCTGCAGCTGGAGATTGTCCTGCACCTGATAATTGAGTTAATTGGTTGTAGTAGTTATTAAACCAATTCTGTGCAGTCTCAGCACCATATTTTTGTAGAGAAGCTAATGTTGCACCAGATTGTGCACCACCTAAAGCAGTTCTACTACGTAATAATTGTTTAGCTCCTTCTTCTTGAGCAAACTTATAACCAGGCATACCATATACTCTATTAGGATCTTTCATTAAAGCTGCTAAATCTTCTGCAGCAGATGCTCTAAATGGAGAGAAAGGATCAGCTTGTAATTGAGCTACATCAGGAGAAATACCTCTAGAAGCTGTTAGTGCACTATAAATATCATAACCTGACTTAGCTACATCAGCTACTTGTTTAAGTTGTCCAAAGATACCTTTTGATGCAGGGATACCACCAACCTCACCAGCAGCAAGTCCTGAAGCAATAGAAGATGGAATGTAACCCAGAGCTTGTGTAGCGGCACTAGTAAGTCCACCAAGTGTTAATCCACCTGCGGCAGCACTACCTAGAAGACCAGCACCAGCTCCAGTAGCAGCAGCATAACCAGCTAAAGCGGCAGGAGTCGCACCAACGGCTCCCATAAGTGTAGGCCCAATAAGACCCATACTTGAGGCACTAACACCCGCACCTGCGGCTGCTCCACCTAAAGCTCCACTTCCTAGTCCAAAACCAGCTGGCCCTAGAGCAACACCTGCAGCAAGACCTAATATAGGGTTGTCAAATACTTCACCAACAACATCACTAACAACATCACCTACGATGTCGGCTGCTCCTCCAACTACGTCTCCTACAAAATCAACAACTCCACCCATGATCCATCCTTAAATAAATAATGTTATCTTTACGATTAACTTCTTCAAAACCAATACGTTTAACAAATTGTAGTCCTTTAGTATTACTTTCTATAACAGTTGTAACTACTTCTAAATAGTTTTTAAATAGAGGATTAAATACTGTTCTAATATATTTACGCATATTAAAAGGTTCAGTAACTGATATGTGGAATTCATTCTTACGAATCATAATAGCTCCAACAATACCATTTTTATTCTCTACAGGAATAATACTAAAATTTCTAACTCTTTCACAAAACTGTTCAAAAGAACACTTTCTTGAATCTTTATATCCTTCAAAGGCTTTTAATAATGCTTTATGCCGTACCGGGATCGATGTCCATTTCACAAGCTTGCAGTCTAATTGGCTGGTTGTCTGTGCAGAAATATTCATAAGCTCTTCGTCTAAAGTTACCATTTTGATAAAGGACACTTCTCATTGCGTTTAGGTCAACATTACGATATTGAGACCAGTTTTGATAATCATCATCTGTATGTCGTACTCGGAGGGTAGCACCAATCTTATCACCTACTATTTCTAGTCTACCAATAAACTTACGTTTAGTAGAGTTAGCATCTATAAGAGGAGTTCTGATTCTAAATTGGATAGGACCAACTAAATCAGTATAAGTATGCTCACTAATATTATACAATACTCCGTTGTCATTGTCAAGTGCATATGCTTCATTATTATAAGAAGTAAAAAATACTCCATCTAATATGGTTTCTTGACCATTAACATAAGATGTCCAAATAGACCATTGTTTAGATTTAATATCACAAACAAGAGTTAAATCATCATCTAATAAGTTAAGTACATAAAAGTAATGACCAGATACTTTTAAAGAGTATGATCTTACATTTTGTAAACTAGATTGGTTTAGTATTCTTTCTACTGATACATCTGAAATTTGTACAGGTCTTGTACCATCTAACATAAGAACTGTTCTACCAGTATTACGTCCTACAGCTACCCATACAACTGTTTGTTGCATTTCTACTACTGAGTTACCATTAGCACATCCAAACTCAATACGGAATGTAGGGTTAGGTAATAATGGTGATCCTATTGGTTGAGCAGCATCATAGAAGAACTCTGTAGACCATTGACCAAAAGCTAGTAAATAGTTAAAATGTTTAGCTAAAGCTACGCCTTTATCTGGTTCTGCTTCAGCAGTAATATAGTTTAATGCATCCCACTTAGTAGGATCATTAGGTTCACTATTCCAGATCTTACCATCATCTGTCATTACAAAAACATAAGTATCAAAGTAAGCTGTACCTGGTACTATATTACCTGATGGAAAGCCATTTAAGGTACAAGTAGCATAAGCTTGTGTACCTGAACCACCAGGTGCTGCTATAGTAATTGTAGGAGCATTTAAGTAACCTGTACCTGCATTAGTAATAACAATATCTGTTACAATACCACCTGATATAGAAGAACTTCCTGTAGCTCTATTTCCTGCATAAGTTAATGTAGCAGTACCATCTACTTGTGATCCACTAGTAAATGTAGGTGCAGTAGATGCTGTAGTACCAGCTACTGTTACTGTATATAAGTTAGCTCCATAAGCTACTTGATCATTAAGATTATAAGCTGTAGTAGCTTGCCACTCAGGACCAAATGTTACAGTAGGTGGAGATGCATATCCTGTACCACCTGCAGTAATATTGATAAAAGCTACACCATCACTTCTAACTTGAGCTAGAGTTGTGCCATCATAGGTATAGCCTTTATCACCCTTTTGAAAGAACAAATATCCATCATTAAGGGTATTAGTAAAATAACAAGGAGTGGTAGTTCCTGTTAGTGTTCCTACTGTAGTAGTGGTAGTTAAATCAGTACGATAAAGAGTATTGTTTAATACTGCATAAATTCTATTAGCATAGGTATATAAACCTTGTGCAGTACCAGTACCAAAGTCTACACCAGAAGATGTATAGCCTGGTCTTTTCTTAGCATATATAGTTCCATTATAGTCTTCTGCAAAGCAGTTAACCATCTTAGAACCTTTGTCTGTAGTATCATTACGAAACTCGACCCCATAGTTCATTGGTAATCGTAAGGTTTCTGACATTATCTAAACCTTTGTACTTGTGCTCTAATATCAGGTTGGAAGAATGTAGAAGCATATTCCACATCCCATGCCATTAATCTTTGTTTATAGTTCTCTGCTCTTTGAATAACACCTGCAAGTTTATCCATTGGAAGACCATAGTCAGCTGCTAATTCAGAAGCTAATCCCCAACGTAAACATTGATACCATTCAGATGGAAAATCAAATGTTTGATTAGCACTTGTAATATCTTCAATAGGACGTTGTACAGTCATATGTAATTCATAGTTTGTAGCTGTACTTGAATTAGGTGTTAAGAATACTTTAACAGTACCATTTAATACTGATGGTTTATAAAATACAGAATTTACTGTACCTGTAGAAAACTTACTACCTAAGATGTTGTATTCTTGTTCTGAAAGAATAGACATAGGTAAATCTATATAAGGACTAACTGATAAATTTCTTAAAAAAGATTGAATCAATCTTAAAGGTTTATTAGTTATTAAATCATTTCCTGCACCAGGGCCTATTGTATAAGATGTTTTATTAGTTACTAGTGGAAGAGTTATTTCAACCACTGTCCATAGTTTAATACCATCTGTCATCCAGTCTTTTAACATCATGTTAAGAACTAGACTTGCATTCTCAATAGCATTAGCTGTAGGTTGAGCTCCTTCTTCAAGAACACCTAAAAGTCTTAAAGAAGACTCAATAATGTCATTGCGAGTAACACTGAATGTTGTTGTTCCTGAAGTAGCCATATTAGTCCTTTTTCTTTCCTAGTATTCTTTGAACAGTCTTTGTTTCGTAAATACGAATACATGTCCAAACAATAGTAAACAATGCTGCTAGTGGAGGTAATACTTGTGCCATAGTACCTAGTACTGTGACTACTGATGCTCCATCCAGAACATGCTTTGTTGCTTCATCTAAGTGGTGTTGTACCATTTATAAATCCTTTGGTTCCCAGCCGTATATAGCGGCTATTTGATATGTTAGTTTATAGAAGTTTTTGTTATGTAATTCATATCTTTTACCTTGTAGGTATAAAATAAGATGCACCATTTCATGTGCCATAGTTCTCTCTAAAGTTTCTAAATGACTCTGTTTAGCTGTACTGATTGTTATGCAGTGTGGTTCAGGTTGATACTGACCATATAGACCAGGATCATCTACAACTAAAAACTCTATCTCGGAAGGTCTTGGTAACTTATACTTGTTAAAAGGTGGTAGTTCACTTAACATTCTGTAAACTGCCTTACACGTTTCAACAGTGATAAGGTTCATAGCATTAGTATGGACGCGTGCCAGCTTTATCTATGATTAGAACTTGTTTGCGTGGTTTATCTGCAAACTTGTTAGGAATGGATATATGTACCCATGAATCAAACTCTCGAATAAGTTGGTCATACTCAAGGTTTGTTTTAAGTATCTCTTTAACAATATTGTCAGGTGTTAAGCCTGGTACTTTAATATCAGCAGCACAACCAATACAATGCTGACTTGTAGGTTTACTACCTATAGCTTTATTTACTTCTTGAGATCTATAAGCAGAGTTAACCATTATAGGTCTACCTAACACTCTACGAATATCTTCTAGTAACCTAGCTAATCTTGTTAAGTTAGCTTTAACATCTTCACTAGGAGTATTGTCTAGACCTAATCGTTCAGCAGTTTCACTGTGTGTTAATTCTTCTAAACTAAAATTAGGTGTAAGTTTCATTTCTTTTTAATGTAAAATAAACTTCTTTCACCAAACAAATAGAAACCAACTGCACTAGCAAAGTTATCTACTTCAAGTGTTGCAATACCTTGTATGTGCATATATGCCCATGTAATTAATACAATTAGACCAATACCTGGTCTCATGAGTCTTACAATAGCTTCTACCCAAGGGTATGATGCATTACCTGATCCTGCTTCATTCATGACCTTAAAGAACTCTAGGTCAATCTGTTTCATTTGAGCATATTGCTCTATAGTAGCAGGTTTAAATTGATCAGGAGCTACAAACCTATTAATTAAAGACTTACCTAAGTCAAGTGCTAGTGGCCCTAAAGCTGCTAGTATAGTTACTGGGTCCATGTTATTC